ATGAGAAACAAAATCAGCGCCCCGGTCCCATGGCGCAAAAGCATCGAAGGGTGGACTGACACCCTCAAGGCGGCCGGCCTATCAGCACAGACAATCAAAAGCCGTCGATACAAGATGGTGCATCTCGCGGCGCTGCTCATGCCGTCAGGTCCAAAAGACGTGACCACGGAGCAGATCGTGCAGGTCTTTGCACGGCAGCAATGGAAACCGGAAACGCGCAAGGCGTACCGGAACACCATTTCGTCGTTCTTTCGATGGCTGCACAAAAGCGGCCGGCGAGCCGATGACCCGAGTCTGGACGTGCCAAGGGTGAAGAAGCCGCACGCGCATCCCAGACCATGCCCGGACCGGTACATCACGGCCGCGATGGAGCAGGCCACGCCGTCGGAAAAACTCATGGTCCGGCTCGGAGCCGAGTGCGGGCTGCGGCGCGGGGAGATCGCCCGCGTCCATAGCGATGACGTCGTGGCCGACAGTGCCGGCCATTCGCTGATCGTGCGCGGCAAAGGCGACAAACAGCGCATCGTGCCGTTGCCGGACGACCTGGCGAACACCGTCATGGAGACGCAAGGGTATCTGTTCCCCGGCCGCTTCGGCGGACATGTGGAAGAGTCCTATATCGGTGACCACATCAGCCGCCTGCTGCCGGACGGATACGCGGCCCACACGCTGCGCCACCGTTTCGCCACGACGGCCTACGCCGCGACTCATGACCTGTTCGTGGTCGCCGAACTGCTCGGCCATGAATCGGTGGAGACCACGGAGCATTACGTGGCCATGCCGGACGGCCGTCTGAGAGAGGCCACGGCGGCCGTTCGGCTTATCTAGGCCGCGTGGCGGGCTGACAATCTGGCTTTCTTGACTCGCGCGCGTTTCGTCACGTCGTTGTCCTTCCAGTAGCACCAGATCGCGCTGCCGGCGGTCCATGCCAGGCTCACGAGCTGCGTGATGGTCGTGTCATCGATGTTGAGCACAGGATGGCCGAGCATGGTCAATGCCTGGTTGATGAGCGCGAGCAGCAGGATTACGAATCTGGATATCGTGCCGCCATCGATTCTCGGCGTCGTTACTTCGGCATCGTCATCGTTGGCGGCCGTGATCTGCGCGGAAACGGGCATCGCATCCTCTTCCGTCGCGTCGGTCGTCGGCAGTCGGTTTTCCGTGGTGTCGGTCATTTCGTCGCCTCTTCCATCTTGCTGATTTTTTCGGACAGTTCGCTGATCTGCTTCTGCTGCGTCTCTATGGTCTTGGTGAGCCGGTGCAGCATTCCGGGGATCTCGAAGCAGATGGTGTTGTAGACGTTGCCGCCCGGTGCCGAGCCCTTGTAGCTGTATTGCATGATGCTGTCGCGGATGCGCTGCGGCAGCTCGTAGGTGAGCAGATTGTACATGTTGCCGCCCGGTGTGGCGTTCTTTCCGTTGGGCTTGTATGCCCAGTTCCATACTTCGTCGCCTGCATTGGACATGGTTCCTCCTTCAAGGATTCGGTTTGCTTGGTCGATGATCTGCTTGTATGGCAGTCCGTTGGGCGCGAGGTCCGGGCATGAGAGGTGGTCGGTGCCTGGAATCTCCCTGTGCAGCCACACATTGCCTTTCAGGCCGTCGTGCCACAGTTTTTTCCATCCGTACCTTCTCGCGATGTCGGCGCACAGTCTGGCGCTTGCGTCGATGCACTCCTGGGTGCATACCGCGCCGTCGGCCATGCCGCCCTCGTGCTCGATGCTGATGGTCGAATTATTCGATGCGTAGTTCGCGTCTGAATAGCTGCCGTCGAGTTCCGACACGTATTGGTGGATCTCTCCGGTCGCGCCGATGCCGTAGTGTGCCGATGCCCGGCTCGACTGGTTGGCGAACGTGGCATCGGTGCCGGCGAGGTATCCAACCATGATGTGCAGCGTGATGTGCGTGACGCCGTAGCCGTTGCGGCCAACGTAATGGTTCGGGCTTCCTTTCCAGATGATGCCGCTCATGTGGTTCCTTTCCTTCCTTTAGTCGAACAGGTCTTCCGGTGGCTCCGGCGGTGGTGGTGGGGCGCGCCTGTAGATGTGGTCGATGAGTTGCCGGTTCCATTGCCAGAGGCGTTGGTTGTCGGCCTGCATCTTCTGCGCGAGCCGGTAGGCTTCCATCTTGTTCTTCGCGGCGGCCGAGAGGGTGGAGACCAGTGCGCCGACTACCGCGCCGACCGCGCCGACGATGGCGATGATGAGATCCGTCATGCCGGGTCGCCAGCGGTGTAGATGAAGACGATCCAGACGTTGATGGCGGCCGTGTTCGACGAGCCTTTGCGCACGATGATCTCGCTCGGTGTGACCGTGACTTCCGAATGCCAGTAGGTGTCTGTCGCAAGGTATGGCTGCATGGCGCCGTTCTTGCCCTGTGTGATGACGTGTGCATCCAGCAGCGTATACATGTTGCTGATGCCCGGTGATGTTCTGGAATTGTTCGCCAGATTCTTGTATTCCCTTACCTGCATGTAGATTCTCCGGCCATCGACCCATTTGCGGCCGGTGTAGATCTCTGAGTTGAGTCTCCATACGCCGTGCCATGGCTGGTCGGCGTTCCTGGTCTTGACCCATTGGGCCCCGTCCCACACGTATGGCCCGTTGTCGTCGTTGCCGCCGGTGACGTATCCGGTCTGGCCGGTGACGCCGGTGATCTGCCGAAGGGCTTCGAGGGTGGTGGCGATGACGGGTTTGACGCCTTCGGGCGTGTCCCTCCGATCCACCTGGTCAAGCGCCTGTTCGAACGTCTCGGCCATGCTTTTGAACGAGTCCGGCGCGGTGCTCACGAGATCTGATCCTTCCGGGTACGTGAGTCCGTAGATGGGTGTTGTTGCTGTCATGGTGTTCCTTTCTTCAGTCGATTGTCTGGATCATCGAGAGGTCGCAGATGTGCAGGTCGAGCTGCTGCCAGCTGAGGATGGGCAGGTCGGCCCATGTGATCCGTTTCGTCAGGAGCGGCCGGAGCGCCGTGAGCGTCGCTTCCTGGGCGAGTGTGGGCTTGCCGTCGCGCCATCGGTATGAGAGCGTCCCGCCGATGGTCGTGATCGGGCCGGTGAAAGCAGGCCGGCCGTCGGAGCCGGTCAGGGCCGACACCTTGGCCTTGACGATGATGAACGGGCCGGATGGTGCCGCCTTGTACAGCCATGGCAGCCGTGCCGGGTCGATTCGCGTGCTGTTGAACGTCACTGTCTCCGGGACCATTCGCAGGTCGTGCGATTCGAGCCATTGCGCGACGTTGGCGCGGTCGGTGTCGCTGACGTTCGATGTGGCCCCGCTGTTCCACACGCCGCCTGAGTCATCGATTGCGAGCATGTCGGAATCGAGGGTGAGGCTCTTCTGCGTGGCGGTCAATTGGGAGGGCAGACGGTTCTGGTCTCCCATCGTGATCTCGACGTCATCGAACGAGAGCTTGCCGTTGTCCGATTTGACGCGTTTCGCGTTGATGACGACCTGTGTCAAAGGTTCGGTGATACTCAGATTCGTCGATGCCTCGATGTCGGCCGCCGAGAGCGCGTGGCGTGTCTCTCCGTCGGTGAGGACGGTGAGTCGGCCATCGGTTGACAGGTGCACGGCGATCGGGTCGGCGAGGAACAGCGGCCTGAGGGTTGATGTCGCGCCGTCGTAGACCTCATGCCATTGCGGGAGTCGTGGCCCGGCGGTGAGCCGGTGCAGCAGGTCGAGCTGCGATGGGTGGTCGGATGGCGTGTATGGCGCGACGCTTGACGGCAGGGCGAGCCCGTCCAGTTGGGCTTCCGGCGCTCCCTGCGCCGAGGCCCTGCGGTTCATCTCCGCGAGGCGTGCGGATGGCGTGCCGATCCAGTGCGCGCCGTCCCATTTCGCGGCCGTGTCTGTCGGTCCTTGGGATTGCAGGCGCTTCCATATGGCCATCCTCGATGTGGCGGAGAGTTTGATCAGCCACCCGCCGTCGCTGGCCGGTTCGATGCTGCCGCCGGTGGACACGGTGCCGGCGAACATCGTAGAAGCGGGCGAGTCCGGCGAATCTGGCGAATCTGGCGAATACGTCTTGTGGAGCGAGTCGATGGGGATGCGCAGATCGCGCCAGCCGCCCATCGCTGGCGTCAGGTCCATCCATCGAGGCTGGTTGGAGAATTGGACGACCACTTTCATGCCGGCCAACGTCAATGCCTGGCCTGCGAGCCGTCCGGTGCGGTCGCGGAGGGTGAACGACATCACGGCAGGTTCGGGCTGTTCGTCGATGCCGTCGCTGCCCCAATCGATGGTGAACGAGTCGAGGGCCGCGATGTCCTTGGTGGAATCGTTCACCGGTGTCCAGCCGTTGCCGGTGTCGATGAACATGAAGCACTGCTGCATCATGACCTCCTTGCGTCGTAGTCGGCCAGGAGCCGTTTGATGGCCTTGGCGGTGCCGTCCTTGTCGATGACCTCGCCGTTGATCTCCACGTTCCAGGTGTTGACCACGGCTGGCGTGGCCGTGTTGCCTTGTGCGGAGAGGTTGAGGGGCATGGCCGCGAGTCTGCGGTTGGCGCGGCTGATAGCGGTTTCAACACTGTTGTCGAACCCGGTGTTGAGGCCCTGGGCGAAGCCGGTCATGATGGCCTGGCCGGCGGGGATGAGCAGGCGACGGTCGTAGCTGATCGGGCCTTTGTGGGCCTTGATCCAGTCGCCGATGCCGCTGATCCAGCCGGTCACGTTGCTCCACATCGATTTGAGGCCGTTGAGGAATCCGCTGATGATGCTTGCGCCGGCGTTGTAGAGCAGTGTGCCGGCTCCGGAGAAGAAGCCGCCGATTGTGCCCGGGATGCCACGGAACCATGAGACGACGCCGTTCCAAGTGTTTTTCGCGCTGTTCGCGGCGTTGTTGAAGGCCCCGCCGATGGAGCTGCCGAGGCCGCTGAACCATCCGAGGATGCCCGAGACGCATCCGGCGATGAAATTGGTGAAGCTCGACCAGATGGCCTTGCCGGTGTTGGTGCAGGTGAAGAAGTAGGTGAGTCCGGCCACGAGCGCTGCGATGAGCGTGATGACCAGCATGATCGGGTTCGCGTTCATGACCGCGTTGAGCAGTGCCTGAGCGGCCGCGGCCAGCTGCATGGCCGTGGTAACGGCGGTGACGGCCGCCACGGCGCCGCCGACCGCGGCCACGAGAGGGGTCACAAGATCCAGATTCTGACTGATCCAGTTGCCGGCGGTCTTCAGCCAGCCGCCGACCGTCTGCGCGGCCGTGGCGACGGCGTTGAGCACGTTGCCGAAGGCCACGCCGGCCGGCTGTCCTCCGGTCATCGCGTCCACGACGGCCATGATGCCGTTCCACAATGATTGCAGTCCGCCGCCGACCGACTGCGCGGCCGTCTGCAAGGCGGTGAACGCCCCGGTGTCCTTGACCTGTGCGAAGAACGTCTGCAATCCCTGCGTGCCGTTCTGCGCGAGGTTTGTGACTGCCGCCGCGGCCGCGTTGATGCCGCCGGTCACGGCCGGCTTGAACAGGTTGAACGCGTCGGTCAGACCGCCGGTCACGGCGGCTTCGAGGTTTCCCATCGCTCCCTCGATGGTGCTGGTCGATGTCGCGGCCTGTTTCGCCACGTCGGTCATGCCGAGGTCCATCAATGCCTGGTTGAACTCGTCGGCCGTGATCTCGCCCTTGGACATGGCATCGCGGAAGTTGCCCGTGTACGCGCCGTTCTTCAGCAGCGCCTCCTGGAGTTTGCCGGACGCGCCCGGAATGGCGTCGGCAAGCTGGTTCCAGTTCTCGGTGGTCAATTTTCCCGCGCCGGCGGTCTGGGTGAGCATCATCGCGACGCTTTTGAAACTGTCGGCGTTGCCTCCGGCCACCGCGTTGAGGTTGCCGGCCGCCTCGGTCAGTTCCATGTAGTTGCCGATGCCGTTTGCCGCCAGCTGCGCGGTGGTGTTCTGGATGTCATCGAGGCCGTACACGGTGGCGTCGGCGTATTTGCGGGTTTCCTTCGCTGCTGCCTGCACGGCTTTGGTGTCGATGCCGGCGAAGCTCATGGTGTTCATGAACTTGTCGGTGCTGTCCGACATGTTCACCACGTCGCCGGCGAAGCCCTTCACCGTGTCCCACAGCGCGGTCACGCCCTTGACGGCCAATCCGCCGATGGCGCTGCCGAAAGCGGCCGCCTTCGTGGTGGTCTTCTCGAACGCCTTGACGGCATCATCGGCGTTGCCGGTGATGCGCACGCTCATGATCGCGCTGTGCGCCATGGCTCACTCCTTCCGTGATTCGGCTTCCTTGAGCAGTTCGGCCAGTCCGGTGCCCCAATCCAATTCGTCGGCCTCGTTCCTCCACTGCCATGGCGTGCCGCCAAAACGGCTTGCCAGGATGAACGAGAGACGGCCGAGCGAGTCTTGGGGCCACGCGGCTAGTCCGTAGGGTTTCCCTCTTCCGGTTCCTCCGTCGCTGTCGCAAGGTCGAAGGACGCCACGGTGTCCAGCCAATGCTCGAAATCAGGCATGGTGCGGCCGGCCATGCGCAGGGCCGCGTAGGCTGCGTAAGCGCCGGAACGAACGGGTGACTGGGTGATGGGTCCCCAGCCGGCCTCGATGGCGTGCGCCTCGGCCTTGCATGTCGCGCGCATCGTGATTGGGACGATTTCATGCTTGCCGTCGGTGTAGGTGATTCTCGTTGTTGCCATTATTTTCCTTTCACTTGCTTCAATGTCTTGTCGATGAAGTCCTTGTAGACCTTTTGCCATTGGCCCTCGGTGGAAGCGACGCCGTTGTTGACGAAGAGACGCGGTTTGATGCGGCGGGCTGGCCACCCGTAGTTGACTGGGCCCGCGTATGGCACGGCCTTGCGGCCGGCGCGGATGACGCCGGCGCGTTTCGTCGCTCCGACACGCAGGCTGCCGGCCAGCCGGCCGGTCTTGCCTCGCGGGGCGAGGTTGCGGACGGCGGGCAGTGCGATCTGCGCGGCCTCGCGGTTCACTTCCTTCAGGTCGTCCATGTCCGCGCCGGCCTTGCGCATCGTCTGCACGAAGCGTCTCTGGCCGACGACCATCAGCGCCTTGTCAGCCATCACGCACCCGAGTAGGCCGCGTGGGCGACGTTCGTGACGGCGAAACTCAGATCGTTCGTGTTCTTGGACTTGACGTCGCCGCCGATGGCGATTGGCGCGATGGTGACGTTGAAGGTCCACTGGATCTTGCCGTTCTTGTTCGGTACGAACTGGGCCGGCAGCGTCTCGCCCTTGTGGTCGAAGAGCCAGACGGCCAGACCGTCCTCGCTGAAGTCGTCGCCCACGGTGCCCTCGAACGTCCACGTGGTCGTGGTGTTCGTTTCCTCGGACCCGTCCAGGTAGGTCGTCGGGTCGTCGCTGCTGTTCGACGGGTTCAGCTGCGCCTTGGTCAGGTCGGCGCTGAAGTCCCTGCCGTCGGACGTGTCCGTGATCTTGAAGATGCCCGGTCCGAGCGTGCGGATCTTTCCAGCCATGATTGTTTCCTTCCTATTCTGTTTCTTCGATTTCCAAAGCGTTCAATGTGACCTGGTAGGCCGCGAGCGTGCCGGCGCCGGCCAGGCTCCAGCTTGCCGGCGTGGCCTTCTGCAGGTTCAGGCCCTTGTCGGCGAGCCGGTCGAGCGCGGCGAGGATGTCATCGACGGCCGATGGCTGCGTGGCCGGCGTGCCGGCGATGACGTCCAACGTCCAGACCGGTTCTGGCGGGCCCCATGATGGCCATTCCACGGTTGGCGGTTCGATGAACACCGCGACTTTGCCGGCTGTCGGACGGAGCAGTTGGGCGTCGATGCTGACGCTGCTGACCAGTCCATCGAGCATGTCGGTGAGCGTGTTCATCAGCGCGGCGCGTTGTTCCTGGATGTTCATGCGATCACCATGCCCCCGGTGAGCACGCCGGCGGCGCGGAGTTTCGGCCAGACCGAGCGGAGCGGGTCGGTGGAGATCCTGAATGGTTCCACGGTCGAATCGCCCACGTCCATCACGCCCAGGCGCGCGTCACGCATGTTGAACAGGTCCGCCGCGCAGGAGACGATGCAATCGGCCAGCAAATCGTCATCGACGGCGGCGGTGCCGACCGCGTGCGCGACGTATCGGCGCGCCGCCGCGAGTTTGACCGTGAGCCGTTCGTCCTCTCCGGCCGGCACTCCAACCTCGTCGCGGAGCCGTTGCAGCAGGATGTTGTCAGCGATCATCATGCCGTGGCGAACTTCACCGGAATCAGGCCGTCCGCATGGGTCGTGGCCACCGCCATGTATCCGTAGACGCTGTAGCTGTTGGTCAGGCCGGTCACGTTCCCGTCGGTCAGCTGCGCCGGGCCGCCGGATTCCCAGACGGTCACGGCGGCGGGGTCGATGAAGCTGGCCAGTCCTGCGTCGGCGTTCGGCAGCAGCACGACGGGGACGCGCATGAACGTGCCGGCCACGCCGGTCAGGTCGAAGCTGCCGATGGTGTCGGTGCCGTCGCCGCTGAGGTTGAAGAAACGGTCGCCGGTGTCCTTGAGCCTCACCAGCGCCTTGAGTACGTCCTTGGAGACCGCGAGGCGTGTCAGCGACACGTTGCGGTCGTCGGCCAGCTCGGATGCGTCGATGATGAGGGACACCCAGTCGTCGATGGTCATGTTCGCGAGCTGCGGGGCGTCGATCTTGTTGGCGTCCTTGGACGCGTCGCGCTGAGCCTTGATCTCCGCGTACAGGTGGTCGCGCACGGCTTTCTCGGTGGCCTTCGCGTAAGCGTTCTGCAATGCGGTGATCGCGGTGTTGAGCATCGGCGTGGTGCTGCGTTCGATGGTCTGGCGGCTCAGGGTGGTGTAGCCGCCGTAGGTGTTGATGTCGGCCGTCTTGGTGCCGAAGCTGATTTTTCCGAAGGAAAGATCGGCTCCTTCCTCGGTCTGCTTGCCGGCTGCGGTGCCGTCGGAGGTCACGACATGGTATTCCATGCTCATGCCTGTGGCCGGGAGCGTGTCATGAGTCAGGAGCTGGGAGACTTTGCGGCGTTCCTCGATCAGTTTGAGGTCGTCGGCGATCCAGGTGGCGGTGTTGCCGGTGTCCTTGGTCGAGATCAGGTCACGGCATTCCTTCATCACGCTCATGGCCTGTTCGTCGCCATGCGCGAGTGCCTGCATGTATTCGCCGTGGCTTCGGTAGGCCGCGCCGATGGCCGCCGGCTCTGGTTTCGCGCCCATCTTGGTGATTTCGGCTTTGATGCCGCGCTGTTCCTCCTGGACGGACTGGATCAGGTCCATCAGTTCGTTGTTGTTTTCCATGGTTTCCTTCCTGTGTTCGACGGCTGGTGCCGCTGATTTGGTCATTTTCGCGTTCTGGTAGGCCGGCCAGCTCACGATGCTGGTCTCAAGCAGCCTGACCTTGCGGCGGTGGGTGATGCCGTCGCGGTCCTTCTGCGATTCGATCGGGATGAAGCCGACCGAGAAGCTGTCGAGCACGCCGTCGCGGATCAGGGTCATCGCGTCGCGGCCGCGTGCCGTGTCGCTGATACGCGCGGTGATGTGCAGGCCGTCGTCCTTGCTTTCCGCGTTGGTGATCCGTCCGATGGTCTCGCCGTGCTCGAAGCACAGTTTCGCCTCGTCAAGCCCATCGAAAGAGCAATCGCGGTCGAAGGTCTCCGCGCCGTCCCACGTATCGATGATGTCGCCGAACGGCACGGCGACGCCCTCCACCGTCGATGCCCCGGCGTCGTCGGTCGAGCGGAGCGTCAGCCCCTTCCAGGCGATTTCACGTTTCTCGATGTTCATTGTTCCTCTCCTTTCACGAGTGCCGGCAGCCCTTCCTTGCGCCTCACGTCATCGACGGTGAGGAAACCGGCCTCGATGGCGGTCTTGTAAGCCGTGTATCGGTCGCTCATGTTCGCGCGCTGCGAGCTGTCCCAGTCGAACTTCGCGGTTCGGCCGCGCGGCAGCAGACGGTTGAAGATCTCCTCGATCTCGCCGGTGTAGGCCGCCAGCGTGTAGTCCGCGAACTCGATCCACGACTGTTCGATGTTGCTGTAGGTGAGGTTCGAGCCATCGACGGCGGCGAGCATGATGCTTGCCGGGATGCCGAGCAGACGGGCGATCTGCGTGGTGTCGAACTTCTGAGTCTCCAGAAATTGCAGGTCTGCCGGCTTCAGGGAGAGCGGCACGTATTCCAGGCTCTTGCCGACTACCTTGATGTCGCCGGCCTCGCCCGACGCCTTCCATGATGCCTTGGCCTGCTGCGCGGCTTCTTGTGTGATGTTCTCTGATGTGCGCAGATAGCCCTTGAGGTTCGAGCCGTCGGTGAAGAACTTCGCCTTGTAGTCGCGGGCGAGCTGTGCGGCCTCGATTTCCTCGCGCGCCGCCGAGATGGGGCCGAGGCCGCGAAGACGTCCGGGCACGTTGAGGAACTTGCTGTGCACGATGTCCTCCGCCGTGTAGTCGCGGCCGAGATAGGAGAACCGCAGGTCAGGCCGTGCGGGGTCATCGCTTTCGTCCGTGACGGTCACGTATTGCGGCGGCAGTACCTCGCATGTGACGATCTCGCTCTGCCAGTCGCGCACGATGCGGGTGAACGCGTTGCCGTCGAGCACGAGCGAGGCCACGATGTCGGCGATGAAATCACGTCGTGAACGGGACACGTCCGGCTGCAATACCAACGGGCTCATGTCCGGCAGATCACGGCCGCCTCGCTGCTCCACGACCGGGAGCCCGGTGATGGCCGTCTGCAACACCTGCACGCCACGGAACACCGTGGACAGTTGAAGCGGTTCGGTGTCCGAACGCCGTGCCGGCGGCTTGACGCCTTCCGGCATGTCCGTGCCTTCCGCGCCACGCGTGAGCACGCGGCCGGCGAGCTTCATTCGTTTCCAAAGGTTCATGCCGCCGAGAATATGGCCGCGGTTACGTCACGGCCAAAAAAACGGTGACATTCGGTGACAAACGGTGACAAACGGTGACAAACGGTGACACGTCAGAAGATTTGCAGCGCGCCGTCCGAGGGCAGGTGATGCGCGCCCCACGAGGCCAGCATGCATGATTCAATCGGCGAGGTCAGCCCTGTGCTGCCACGCCGTGTGACGCGCCACGCGTCGCCGCTCCACGTCCTTGCGCAGTTGGCCGCGCTTGCGTCGAGCTCGGCATCGGCGGCGTGGCGTATCAGCTTGTTCTGCAAACCACTGACGAATGCCTGGCCGACCGCGAGATAGTCGGCTGATTGCATGGCGATGAAGTCAATCAGTGGGTCGCCGGCTTCATCGGTCATGGATACGAGCCGGTCGTGCAGGTCGGCGTTAGGCCCTTTGCCGTCCATGACCAGCGGCGCGTGGTAGGTGCCGCAGATTCTCATGATCTCGGCGGGTGCCATGCCGGTGCCGTCCAGGACTTCGAGCAATTGCACGGTCACGGTGTCGTCATGGTTGAGAATCGCGGCCGAGATCGACGTGTTCGTGGCATCCACATCGACGGCCGCGGCGATCACCACGGGTCGGCCGTCGATCCGGTCCGGTGTGATTGGTGTGGCCAACGTCGATTGCCACAGCTGGTCGGGGATGACGCGCTCGGCCACGCCGTTGTCTCGCCGGTTGCCGAAGGCGCGCGCCCAACCGGCCTCGTTGCCGGCGAACTGCTCACGGAAGTCGCGCAATTGCCGGACGTCCCAGAGCAGGCCGGCGGCCGGATGCCATTTCAGGATCGTCTGGAAGTCCTCGGGGTCGGCGTCGTCGGGGATGCCGAAATCGAACCAGCAGGTGCGTGTCGGCACGTTTCCGGCGCGGAAGGAGTCGAGCAGGCCGTTGAGGAACGTGGAATCTGCCGTGCCTTCGGTCGAGGTGATCCAGATCTGCGGCTGGACGCCGGTGAAATGAAGTCTTGTGTTCATGGTCGGTGCCATGCCGTCGAGGATCAGTTTGCCGGTCTCGTCGTCCAGGCTGAACGCCTCATCGATGGTGAACTTGTCCATCTGCGTGCCATGGCCGGCCACTTTGGTCACGGCCAGTGGGCAGATGAAGCTGCCGTTTCCGAAACGTTGCTCCATCCCGCCGTTGGAAAGCCGCGGCTTGAGGGCGAACGGCGCGAGCTTCGATTTTGAGAGCTGCTGCACGAAGTCCTTGAAGTGCTTCTCGGCGTCCTTGCCGGTCTGCGCGAGGTAGTAGATCTTCCTGTCAGGTCCGAGCAGCGCGTTTCTCGTGTCCTCGGTATCGATCAGCGTGCTCTTGCCGCACTGGCGCGGCGTGCTCAAAACCACGCGGTCGTAGAAGTACGTGCCGGTGTCCGGGTCGATTTCCCCGGCCACGTCGGCCACGTATCGTTGCCATGGCAGCAGCGGCTTGCCGAGCATCTCGGCCGTCCTGGCCACGATCGCGCCGTCTGTCGGCCGTGATTCGTCGCGTTTCGTGCCGCCGCGCATGAGCATGGTCACAGTCCGGCCTTCGCGTCGGCGATGAAGTCGGCCAGCGTCGGGTCGAGCTGCGGCTGGTCCGGATACATCGACTTGAGTTCCTGGAACCATGTGAGCAGCGAGGTCATGTTACGGCTGATTTCGCGTCCCTTGTTGTTCTGGAGGTCGATGTTCCTGGCGATCGAGAGCATCGACTTGCAGATGTAGGTGGCTTCCGGCGTCAACGTCTTGCCGTCCATGAAGCTTTTGATGAGATTCAGGGTCGCCTGCTCCTGAAGGCCGATGATGCCGTAGGGATGCGTGTATTCCTCGAAACCTTCCAATATTCCTTGATTCATGTTTGTTTTTCCTTGGTTTTCCAACGTTTTTCCACTTTTTTGCATGGTTCTGGGGGGAGAAAAGACTTGGCGCGGGGTCTTCGGGCCGGCGGCCGTTTAAAAAAGCGGCTCACCATCTCGGCCGGTCGGCCGGTCCGTCGTGGCGAAGGCCCAGAGCGGTCAGCCGCTGCCGTCTCGCGGCCATGCGGGCGTCCACCGCCTGCTGCGTGAGATGCAGCGAGTACCACTGCTGCGCGGCCCGGTATTCCTGCGGCGTAAGGTCATTGGCGAACGTCGCATCGGCCGGGGTCTCGATGACATGCACATCGTAATCCAGGGCTATCCATTCGGACAGCATGTCTGGATGGCGTCGTGAGCGTGGCAGCGTGCGCACAAGCCACACGTCCAACGGCTCCGAGCTCTTGGCCAGTGTGCGGGCCGCGCCGTCCCATGCCATCGCGGCGGCGAGACGGAGCCCGTCGCTCGCTCTGGATTGCGTCGGGCACAGGTCGCGCAGCAGGCTATCGAAGCTCACCACGATGCTGTCACGGCGCAGCATCGGCTGCATGGCCATGCCGAAGTCCGCGCGTGGAGGTCCGATGACCGCGTGCAGGGTCGCGCCGTAACCGGACAGCACACGGTCCTGGCGCATCGCGTTGCAGTGCTTACACGCGCGGCGCAGGTTCGCCACGGTGTCCTGGCCTCCGTGGCTGAACGGGATGATGTGGTCGTCCTCGGTCGCGGTGACGGAGCAGCCCGGCATGCCGAGCCAGCACCGGTTGCCGTATGTGGCGATGACCTTCGCTCTGATGCGTGGATCTACGGTCTGTCTTCTCATGCTTTGCCTTTCTCTCGTTGGGTGAGTATCCAACAGTTCACGTCTTGTTCGGCGTACATAACTGAGTTGCCGATGCGGATTGGCGGCGGTCCGATGATCGGGATGGACTGACGCCAGCGGATCAGCGTGCGTTTGCTGACGTTCAGTCTGGTCGCGGCCTCGGTGGTGGTCAGCATGCTGATGCGGGTCATGCCCTGGCCTTGTCCCTGAGCAGCAGCGCGATCTGTTCCAGCTTCGCGGCGAGCAGCGGCCAGTCGGCCTCCGAGATGTCGAACCAGACCATGTTGGGGCCGGACGGGCCGATGATGCTCTGGCCTATCTCCACGTCGCCCGGCTGCGGCCGGTCGTGGTCCTCGACGTCGAGCGATATGCGGATCTGCGGTTTCAAAACAGCTGCTCCTTTTTATATGTAGTGGTGTGTGTTTTCTGTGGCCGGTATGGCGTGTAGCTGGTGGCCCATTTGCGGAAACTGCGGCAATCGATGCGCCATGCTCCGGCCTTGTACGCCGGCAGGCCGTCGTCTCGGAGGCTGAGCAGGGTCGGCACGTTCGGTTCACCGAGCGCCCGGCAGACCTGGAACAGTTCGATGTCGGTGCGCCGGTTGTTCGCCGCGATCCGGTCCACCGCGTCGGCGAAGCCCTGCATGAGCATCCTGCGCGATTCCTCCGGATAGTGCAGCACCTCGTGCAACGACGGCTTAATCCTCGATGACATAAGCCCACATCCCGCACCATCTGGCCAACGTCATCAGCAGCGAAGAGGAATCGTACATCTTGCCGGCGGTGGGAGAGCGGTAGACGGGACTCGGCACGCCCTTGGAACCATAGGCCAGCCTCAACGCCGCCTGCAGCTGGTTGTCGTCCAATCCGGTCACTTGCATCAACGACTGCCTGGAAGTGTTGGCCTTACTCCTGACGTTCGAGTCAATCATCGGGAGTGCCATCCTCATCTGCGTCCTGAGTTTGTCGGGGAATGTTGCCTTGCTCAATCTCAATCCTTTCTGTAGCTTTCGGTTGGTGAGCGCTTGAGAGGTCAAGACCTAGAATCTGCTGATGAAAATGCTCGGCCGAGATTTTCGGCCGAGCCGGGCAACAGATTCCAAAGGTCCTGCAGAACGTTTCGGTCGGAGCCGCGCCGTCGATAACAAGAGCGGCCGAAGCCGCCGGGAATGGTCCCAAGTCAGTCCACGGCCGAAGCCGTCAATGGTCGCCCGATTCCGCCTTTACCGACGGACTGAGATGGTCGGGAGCTGAATTTCGTCTCGCAAATGGCGCGGCAGCCACGCGCCTGGCGTTGCCGGTCGCTAACCCGGCTCAGCGGTGGCAGGGGTACGCCATACGCCCCATATGCCGTTCGGTTTGTCAGTCGTCGTCGGTGAGGAAATCACCAAGACGGACGACCGCGAGCACCAGCCCCAACATGAACAGCACGAAGGGGCTTAACAGAATCAGAAGAACGGTCTGGATGAAACGTTTCACTGCTCGAAGCATCGCGCGATCTGCTTTTCCAGATCCTCGAGCTCGACGCCGTTGAACGGGACGCGCACCGTCATGCCGTCCTCCGTCTCAACGATCAGCTCGAAGAAGCAATGCCGTTTGCCGTCCACTCGCTTGACTGTGACACTCATTGCTGGGCTCCTTCCCATTCACGGCGGGCACGCCTCGCGTGCGTCATCGCCTGGTTGATCGCGCCCTTCATCCTTTGAAGGTCGCCCATGTCCAAGCCATCAAACCCGAACGTGCTTCCGGCCACCCTGATGCGGCACTTGAAGGCGTAGGGATTGCCGCCAGCGCATTCCGACGGGTCGATGTCCTGCACATGGAAGTAATTGCTAGTGCATTCCGGATTGAAAACGCTCATTTCACAGCTCCTTGATTCCTAGGTGGATGGTTAGGCTCCTTCCTTCGCCGCGATAGGCTTGTAATCGCACAAACCAAACCTCTCAAACAACGAAGGAAGGAAGAACAATGAGTGACGAAAACACGTTCGATTTCGCCCTTTACTTGGGAACGACCACGCCGCTTACCATCACCGGCGCGACGGCCTCCACGGTCAGTGAACTCTCCGAACGTCTGAAGTCCGGTGACAGCTTCATCCAGACCGTCAGGTTTCCCGACATGAGCATCCACGCCATCACCATCAACCCCAAGGCCGTCCCGTGGTGGCAGATCGACGCTGGCGACGTCGTGCTTCCCATGCAGATCTTCTAACGCCGCTGGATCGTCGAGCGTGGCCATGACACCACGCTTGACAATCGCGGCCTGCTCTGGCGTCAACGCCTGATTATGGATGTACACGGCGCGGGCGTTAAGGACGATGCAGCCCTCGCCGACAATCCTCACCGTTTCAGCCGATACGATGGCGACAGCACCCGAAGCGTCATGAATCAGCATCATTTCACCTCCAATGGAGCTCGCCCAAGGAGCACATCGGCGCTGACGTGCAAGAGTTCGGCAAGCTCGTTTATCTCATTCACGCTGAAAGCGATTCGGCCAGTGCATTTCTGCGAGACCGTGGACCGTGAGCAGTGCAATGTTTCAGCGACTTCTGCCTGTGTCAGGCCATTGAGCCCCATAAGGCGTTTGACCTTTTCACCTACGGTGGGTGAATCTACTAAAATGTTTGTCACACTCACATCTAACCACGAATATAGTTAGATCTGCTCGTCCGGCGTGTCGCATTCTATCTTTTTGTTAGTTTCGCTAAACTTATGTGCTATGACAATAGCAACAATCAGCCCTAAGGTCGCAGCTCAGGCCGAATCTGTCAGTTTGCAGGATATAGTCACGCGAAATATGAAAGTGGCCATGACTCTTCGCAATGTCAAGCAAAAGGATCTGGCGAACGCTCTTGGCGTCGATAGGTCTTCGATTTCACAGAAGATGACTAGGCGAGTGGCATGGAGCCTTGAAGATATAGAAAAAGCCTCGGACTTCTTTCATGTGAAGCCCGAGGCATTGGTAGCGGGGCATGGATTTGAACCATGGACCTCTGGGTTATGA